GTTATTCGGGGGCGATGGGCCACACCGGTGCGGCCGGGTCCTCTGTGTTGGCAGGGAGGTCTCGAAGGGCTTGGCGGTAGTCCAACCACGCCTGTTTGACCTCCTCGGTGGCGTGGGGGTAATCTGGGATAGCGAGGTAATCCGTTTGGGCGATGCGTTTGTTGCGTTCCTCCCGCAGCTTTCCCCATTTTTGGGCGTCGATCAGCTCTTGGCGCTTCAGTTCAAGAAACTCTTCTGTTGGTCGTTCACTTTCTTCCATATCCCCCCACCCCCCAATGCCGTCATACGAATCATCGTCAACGGTCCACTCCTTGTTTGGGTACAATGCCATTAAAGTTTGAATCAAGCTCGCCATGTTCACTGTTATACTCAAACATATATTTATTGTGCGATCTCTTTCGCCGTGATCGTAGATGGTCCGCGTCCATAGTATGTATTATCGCCGTCGCTGTGTGCTCTATTCAACGTTACCGTGTAACTTGTGCTTGCCACGCTATATTGGAGTTTGTATGTGACTGAACTCGTGGTCGACGGTGAGTCTAAGAATTCCATGCAGTGTGATTCTAAACTTTGTGAATTGAAATGTCTTATGTAGTGTGTACACTGAACTCTATTACCAGCGGCGTCACCGATTGCGATTGATGTACCATTTCTTACTAATCTCAAGAATGCGTGACTCGTGTTTGTACCTATATTCGCTGAATACGAAACAAGTATTTTGCTTGAAGTTGACTTTGGAGTTATGGTTATCTCAAGACCCGTGTCAACGAATGAAGTGGAATTTGTAGAAGCACTGTTCGTTTTTACACTCTGTAAAACCTGAACCACTGAACCATGTGCATACAAATCACCTTTCACATCCAAAACCGCCCTCGGTTCCGAAGTACCGATCCCCAACCTTCCGCCCTTGAATGTGACCACGTCCGGACTCACTTGGAAATAATCTTTCTGGTAGGCGTATAACTGCCAAATTTCGTCGCCGGTGAGCGCTCGGTTGAAGAGGCGGAAGTTGGCGATGGAACCCTTCAAGTGAGACCCGGCACCATCTACCCTCGAACCAAGTGAAAGTGTTGTATTTGTAAAATTAATAGTATTACCACTTGTGGCATCATCGGATATAGTTAAATTTTGCACACCGTTAATATAAAGGCGTTTCGATGTTGTTGTCACACCTCCACCATCATACACGGCTGTTAAGTGATACCATCTTTCCTTTTGTATACCAAGATTATACATTTGTATGTCATTACCCCAACTTTGCATATTGAAACCATCATTTTGAAAGCGTATAGTGGACACCTGGTCAAGATTTTCACCTGTACTTGGCGCAAGTACGCATATGTAACCATCAGTTGTGTCGAGTGCACTAGAAATGTACACCCACGTACTCATTGTATGCGGTTGATCACCACTGAAAGTGCTCACCGTAGATCTAATATCACCCGTCCCATCAAAAGTAAACGCCTTATACTCCGTGTCGAACCCGACACCACCGTTGGGTGTACCCGTCACGCTGTTCCCAGACTTATCCGTCACGGTCGAGGGCATCGACGTGTAGTCTTGTCCGTCGTAGTACACCTCCAACCAATCCGTGTTGGGGACGTTCGGCACCGACCGCATGATGACGTCCGTGCCGTGGGCTTCGGGGTCGTATTCGGGGATGCCGTAGAGTTGCCATTGTGAAGTGTTAGGTGTATCAGAGGTACCACCTTCAATGATACTGTTTACCACAAGTCTATAGTATATGTAGTATGTTTCGGTGATATTATCAAGTTGAAATGTTCGTGTTTCACCGTTGGTATTGTACGTCTCACCAACATCGTTGTGTGTATGAATATCGATCCATGTAGACCCGTCATTTGATGCAAATATTTTTGCATCCTTTGGTTGACGTCCAGCTAAACCAGTACCGGATCTACTTGATATAGAGTAGCTGTAAAGTTTTATTTTTTCCGGGAGTTGGATTTGTAAATATTCACCCTCGTAGCCATTCGTATCGTAGACTGTCCCAGAGCCACCCGTGTACGCCCCATCTGCGTTTGGGTATGGATTAGTCGTATAGACAGGTTCATGCCATGATGAATATAAAATATTATCAAAGGCTAGATAAGCTGGCCTAATACCATTATTATCACTACTCGCACTTGCGGTGTACCCACTCGTCGTCGCAGCGGTCATCGCCACCCTCGGGTACTTGATCAACGATTTTTTCGACCGAACGTACTCGGTGACGACGTTGGAGTTCAATTTGATAGAGGCGGTGTTGGATACTTTCTGGAGATTAAGGTTCCCCACGATATCGAGGGACTCTGTGGGTTCCGTGGTTCCAATCCCGACGTTCCCACTCACTGTCAAATTACTTGAAACCACCGTATTCCCACTCACACTCAACTCCCCGCCGACCTCTGCGTTCGAAGACACCGTGAATCCGGTCGTTGGATTCGTGAACTGCACCGTATTGGTCGTGGCGGCGTCCCCGACATTCGTGACCTGTTGGAAATTTGATGTGGTGCTCATCGACACGCTGTTGATCGTGAGCGTGTTCGTCGTGAGACCCCCTACGAGGGTCAAGTCATTGTTTATGATAATGTCCGCGACGTTCGCCGTGCCACGGATATCGAGTGCGTGTAGCGGGACATCGGTGCCCACACCTACATTAGAAAGTGCGATTATCACGTTAGCCCTGGGAGTCGCGTTGGTAAAATCCAAGAACCCTGAGGTTGGTCCGATGGGCATTTTCTAATATAGATGGAGGAAAAAGTAACTGGGAAAATGGCGCCTTCGCCGAGGGAGTTGATAAAGGCGCGTGTTTTACATGTCATCTTCTACAATTTTGTATAGTTTTTTGATCTCAGTGTATACCAATGAGTAAATGTTTTCTATGGTAGTTGATGATATATGTATAGTGAATGTATGTATTTTTTCTCTATTTTCCAATCTGGACTGTTTGTTGGCGTAGTAATTATATTCAGCCGTCACATCATACACAGTGGTTTCTTCGACAGGATTTTTCCTGATGGCTATATCAGCCACATTTACGTAATAATTTGATATTATTATCCCATTTTGTAATGTATATTCTTCCCCGACAAGTAGTCCCATGTTTAAACTAGGTCAATATTTTTTAAAACTTGAGAATGCGTATGTCAGTTGAAAGTGTTGCCCCATTTGAATCGTTATGTTTGATCCAAATGTTTGTTGAATTGGAGGTAAAGGTAGAGTATCCACTGTTGAATATGGTATGAGTGGATGCACTTGATCTACCCGATGTCCACTGAAAAATCATAACACCAAAATGTTGTCCATTACCTATGGCAGAAATAGCGAATAGTAAACCACAGTCACCACTTGTCATGGTGTGGACGGTTGTAGTAGTATTATGGGCCAGATTGACAGTTTTGCGAACAGAGTTAAATCTGAAATTATTAGTAAGTATGTTTCCATTGACATGGAGTTTTTCATCTGGACTCGTCGTCCCGATGCCGACGTTGCCAGAATTGTCAAGTGTCATTCTATATTGTGATGTCGAATCATCACCTAAAAAGTGTAGTTTGTCTCCAATTGATGCGATGCCCCATGTCGGAGTTCCATTTTGTTTAAATATTAAATCACCACCCGTTCCAGAAGCACCATTAAGCACCATTCTCGCAGTGTCATTGGTATTTTGTATTTGAAATAGTTGGCTGTCAGTACCGTATATATGGAGTTTATCTTGTGGATTCGTCGTCCCGATGCCGACGTTGCCCCCAATGAGGGCTGACCCCCGCACATCCAACTGCGCCCTCGGTGCGGTCCCCCCGAGACACAGGCTCGTATCGGTGAGATTCAGGGACTTCCCGGTGCGTCCGAGGGCGTACTCCATGGCGACCTCTTCGGCGGTGAGGACGACGTTCCAAAGTTTGAAGTTGGAGATGGAGCCGTCGAATTTCTGTAAATCGTCGTTATTAGCGCCGAGAGTCATTTCAGTGGCCCCGATATTCAAGGATGAGTATGTATCGGTCGCGAGTAATACGCCGTCTGCATATATTTTGCGTGAACCACTTGTATACGTACCAGTTATATGAATCCACTGGTTCGGGACGACCGACGTTGAAGTTGCGAGATTATTAGCAAATGTGAGGTGTACTATACTACCCCCATTTAAATATAAACCACAGGATTGATTGGTCGTTCTATTGCCCATTTCAAACACCGCAATGAAATTGGATTGAATCGCGTCGGGTTTTATCCATAATGAAAATGTATACGGGTGATTACCGGACAGACTGCTTGGTATTGCTCCTCTGACGTAATCATCCACCCCATCAAATGTCAACGCCCGGTCCGTCGACGAGTAGGCCGCCCCATTCGTCAAAGTCCCATTACTCCCCTCACCGGAGATGTCCACCACCGTACTCCCCGAGACCACACTATCCACCGTGGTGTCGTAGTGAACCACCAGGGACTCCGCCCGAGGCGTCTCGGCCCCGGCGGTGTGTCCCGACACTCGCGGAGTCGTGAGTGCCTTCCCCAAAGTGAGATGACCGTCGTCTAGAGTGCTCGATGCTGGGGTGCCGTAATATTGCATCAGATCTATTTGCAGATAATCATTACTTTCAGTTCTCGTGACAACGATTGCAAAATACCTGTAATAATGTTTGGTGCTAGGTACGTCAAAATGTTTAAGTATATACTGCCCCCCGGAGTATGGCCAATCGGAACTACCCAACCCTGTGTAATTGATTAATTGAGTCCACAGAGTGCCATCATTAGAGCCTAAAATGACGAAATCTTCGGGCGCTCGAGTGACTGACGCTGGTGCGATTGCGAATGATTTCAAATTTATAGCGTAAGGCATTTCGAGCATCACCCATTCCCCACTAAATCCACCCAAACCATCGGAACGAGTCCCTGCTCCATCATATATATAATCCGCTGTAGATGAATATGAATCCAACCAGTGTGCGCCATATGTAAGACCTTTATCAAATACTTTCCACGCGGTATAATTCGCGGCAGGGTACGGACTTGATTGACTCGCCCTGAACACCCCGTGTCCCTCGATGTAGGTCTCATAGTCGGTCATCGCTCTCGGTGGATACTCTTGAATTCGCTCATCTCCCGCGATTTCGAACCGAGACGTCGGGTGGGCCACCCCCACACCCAAGTTCCCTTTGTGCAAACTCACCAAGTTTTGGCGATGTCCAAAACGGGGGGCGTCGTACTCGTAGAGTTCGCGGACCTGGTCGGCGTTGAGGGCCTTCCCAAAGAGACGGAAGTTGGCGATGGAACCATTAAACGTCGGTGTTAAACGTGCACTACTCACATAATACGTCCCAATAGTTAATGGTGCCGATGCACTAATTGTTCCAATTTGTGGAGTGTTCCCCTCACCAACTAGAACTCCATTAACATATAATTCGTTTTTACCAGTAGAATAGTATGTAGCGGTTGCGTGATACCATATGCCTGTAGCTATAGTATCCACACTTAATGAAACATTTGAAGAAAGACCATATCCATAAATGTAGGCTCTCAACGGTCCTTCAGATTCAATGTTCATACCAATCCCAGAACCGTTACTGTGGTCTCCTAAGCCCAGTTGGAAAATAAAAGAATCTGATGTATAACTATCACTTTTAAACCATACGGAAGCTGAATATTCGTTAGCCTGTGTATAACCACTAAACACCTTTTCAATATATTGCGATGTTCCATCAAACGTGAACGCGTTGTACTCTGTGTCAAAACCAACTCCATTCGTGAGTGTCCCCGTCACCCCCGAGCCGGAGAGGTCATAGACACTCGAAGAGTCGGCGAACGAGTACGAATTGCTGTCGTTGGCGTCCCAGTACACCTCGAGGTGCTGCTGCCCGGGCTTGTTCGGGATGCTCCGGTGGACCACGTCGACGGACGTGTCGCCTTCTTCGTAGCCGTAGTACTCCAACTCATTTATCTGCACCGGTCCATACTGATTTGTGGTCGCGATTTTTGTGATGACTAGCATGATATACTGATAACGGGATGTGTTTGTGATACCGCTAATGGTTGCCCGTGAATCTTGACTAGATTGGACATCCACGTAGCCGAGAGTATCGAACGATTGAATCAACTCCCAATTTGCGTCGTCGTTACTCCCCAAAAACGCGCCTTCGTGGGGTCTTCGATCGTCTAATGTCGATGAGCGCGCGGCGGAAATGATGATCGATTCTACTCGTATTTTTTTGGGTAATTTCAATTTCATCCACTGCCCCTTGTAATTGGTACCGGCGACGGTGAACGTCGCGTTATCGGCGTCACCCGTGGGTAAACCCGTACTCGTTGAATACCGCGTTAATGACTGCCAACCCTGTCCCGCGGAGTTATCAAAAATGCCATCGAATGCGCCGTATTGCGTCCGTGAACTATTCGTATCGGCGCTGGAAAAGGATATGACGTACCCATCCTGTGTAGTACTCGTCATCGCCACCTCCGGATACTTCACGAGTGGCCTATCGTGCTTGGGCAATTCCATGACGACGTCGTCCCCGGCGAAGAATTCGCTCCCCTTCGCCATCCCGAGGGACCCGGCCACCTGCAATTTGGCGGACGTCGGGTGGGCCACCCCCACGCCCACATTCCCCGTCGTCGTATCCACAAACAGATTCGCTGTCCCGACCTCCACGTTCCCACTCACACTTAACTCCTGTGAAACCACCGTGTTCCCACTGACCGTCAAATTACTCGCGACGTCTAAGTTTTCACCCACCGAAACGTTTGAGACGGAGGTGATCGTCGTCGTGTGTATGTCAGCGCCTGGAAAGTTTATGATGTGCGTCGACATTATCTAATATTGGGGGAGGTTTTCTTTACAGTGAGGAACACTCACCGGAGAGAAAAGGACTTTAGTTAGGGGCTTCGGGCCAAACAGGATTTTCGGGGTCCGTGGTATTGGCGGGGAGGTCACGGAGGGCTTTATAAATCATCTGTGAAATTTGTGAAAGATTTTTTGAGTTCTACATAAACTTGTGAATGAATGTCAGTAAACGTATCGGTCGAAATGATGACATCGTGGGTTCTGATGGACGTCTTTTGACCATCGCGCGCCGTTTTGTTGACATAATAGTTGGCAACTGCTGAAAGAGTATATTTAAAAGCATCAATATTTGATTTCAAAATTCGAATATCGTCTATGTTTACGTAGTAATCATTGAGGGTCATGCCATTCTGAAGAACGAGGTCGTCCGCAATGATGAGTCCCATATAAGAGTACGCGGAAAATTAAATTACATACGCCGTAAATTTGTAGTTGGCGGCAGCATTAGGAAACTTAAAGTCCAGACGTCCAGTACTTGAGTTTAGATATAATGTAGGATTTCCTGGATTAGGACTGGTCATTCCGTTCATCGCTGCCAACTGCGTCACGGTACTCGCAGAATTTGTCCAGGTATTTGTTGTACTATGGTATCTTCTGACGATGTATGCCCAAGTACCTGTTTGGGAACCAGAGTTATTTTGTCCACTAATCATTAAATAAATTGAACCACCACTATTACCCGCGTACAAAGATACACCAGTGTCAACACCTGTATTAGCGGCGATATTCCCACCACCTGAAAGTATACCTCCTACCCCATTAATGTTGAGTTGAGTCCCTCTTATCGTTGTCCCTAATATAGCGCCATTTACGTTCAACTTGTATCCACCCGGGTCCGTAACCCCGACGCCGACGTTGCCGGAATCATCTATCACGAGTCTATCAGTTCTCGATGCCGACGTTGTGCCACGATATCCAATGGCAAACTTACCGTGTCCTATTCCTGTACCAGAGTTGATATCACTCACCACAAATTCGTATGCGGGTCGACTTGTAGCGTGTAAATTTGTTGCATGATTCGCTATTCGTATACCTTCGAAATCGCCAATGGCACTTCCATAATGTTCAACATGTAATTTTGTAGCCGGACTCGTCGTCCCGATGCCGACATGACCGTTTTGAATGCGCATGTCTTCGCGAAGTCTTCCATCATTAAGGTTATGCATCGTCGCGAACGATAAGCCCCCGTAAAAATTACCGAGGCGAACACCGGATATGCGACCATACTGAACGGAGTATCCCCCAAACTCATTTGGAGCTGCGAATGATACCGCACCAGCGGCGTTGTTACCACTGTCATATGCGTGATCTGACGATAGGAGAAGGTTCGTATAGTGAGATGCAGGTGCCGCCACATCTTCTACGTTATAATTGAGTTCGTTTATCACTGCCAACGACGCAGTATAATACGACGCGTTGTAATAGTTTGGTTGTGTAGCACTGTCGTGTAGGACATGGAGTTTATTAACCGGGGCGGTCGTCCCGATGCCGACGTTCCCACTCACCGTTAACTCCTGTGAAACCGACGTGTTCCCACTCACACTCAACTCCCCGCCGACCTCCACATTCCCCGTAGTCGTGAGTGACGTCGTTGGGTTCGTGAACTGCGCGGTGTTTGATGTCGTGTTTCCTTGAGACACGACGTGGTCCAGTGTAAAGAGGGTTTGTACGGTGATCGTATTCATCGTGAGGTTCCCGTTAAATTCGAGGTCACCTTCGACCGTGAGGTTCTCCCCGATTTCCACGTTAGAGTCGACCACGAGTCCCGTGGTTGGGTTATTGAGATACACGGTATCGTTCGTGGCCGCACTCACTGCGGTCACGTGACTCAAACCCTGCGACGCCACCACCTCAAAGTTCCCCAGAAATAGGGAATCCGTTTTTACGTTCCCGGAAACTTCGATGACGTTCGATGCCGTGTCGTCGATTGTCACATTGGATCCAACCGTTAGGTTACTGTGTATTTGCGCCGTGTTCGCGAGGAGTGTTGTGGCGTTGACATTTCCCACGACATCGAGTTCGTAGTTCGCCGTATTCGTCCCTATGCCCACATTACTCGCATCGTAGTACAGGGAACCATTTCCAGATGTCCACAAAGAACTCACAAAGATAGAACCACCTTGGTAAAAGTCACCCGAAAGGTTGATGTCGCCCACAACGTCGAGGGTATAGGCGGGTGTGTTTGTGCCTACACCAACATTTGATGTCGTCGTATCCACGAAGAGGTTTGCGGTCCCAACCTGGAGATTGGAACTGAAGGTCTTTTCACCCCCGATGGTCATGTCGGAAGATTCCAAGTTGGTGATCCTCGTGACATTGGAGGTGAGATCCGTGTCGAGGGTCCCAATGCGTCCTACATTGGAGGTGAGATCCGTCTCGAGGGTCGCAATCCGCCCTACATTAGAGGCAAAGTCGCTCACGTTTGAGGATTGGATAGACGAGAGTCCCGACCCGTCACCACTCACACTCGCTGCGGTCAATGCCCCCTGTACATTCACCGCCAACACGTTGGAATCCAATGTGATATCCGCATCACTGGCGCCACCCAAAGTGTATCCCATTCGTAAAACATCCGCACTCTCGTCGAATACGATGGCGATGTTCGAATTCGTGGCACCGTGGCGAGTCATGATGATTCCCAAGTCTCCCGTGTTGAGATTGTTTGATCCCAATTCAATGATTGGGTCGGACACGGTCATATTCACCGTATTGGCGACGAATACATCACCTTGCATGTGAACATTCGATTCGAAGATGACGTCTCCGCTAAAGGTTTTTTGTCCCGAAATTGTCATATTTCCAGTCTCGAGGGTACCAATCCTCGTCACATTCGACCCCAAATCCGTCTCGAGGGTTGAGACTCGCGTGGCATTCGACCCCAGATCCGTCTCGAGGGTCTCAATGCGGGTCACGTTCGACGCGAAATCCCCCACGTTCGCGGAACTGATGTTTGTGATGGCGCTCCCGTCACCCTCCAATGCCGTCGCTTTCACGGTACCACTCACATCGAGGGCTGTCGTTGGATCGGTGACACCCACACCCACACTCCCTTGGGTGTACACGACGTTGGACTCCCCCGCATAGATCCATTTACTCCCATTGGTAATTTTGAGATCTCGGATCTTACGTCCATCCACGGACGCCGAAGAAAAGTTTATGTACTCACCCGTCGTGTACGGCGTCTCGCGCTCGATGTCCTGGTAATATAACTTTCGTTCTCCACCGAGACTTATGGCGATCATGCCACGTTCATAGTTGATGACGACCTTTTGCCAATTCTCTGAGGCTGTGAAGAGTCCCGAGACAGCTGCGGTCGCGATTGTTGCGCCATCGTATTTGAGAATGATGTTGTCTCCATTATCATCAAAAACGATTGAATATCCATCACTCCCCGTGTTTATGGAACTGAATACATTAAGGTTTAGAGAACCCGCATTGGTCCCGGAACGAATGTCCATCTCGAAATCCATCACCCACGAATTGGGGAGTTTTTGACCCCAATATACGTAGCCATCGGCGACATCGAGGTAACCATTCACGGTGTCACGAACTCCCGCTGAACTCGTGGTACCGGTGAATGTCGTGGTCGACGCCTGGTCATCATAAATCAGCACACTGTTGGCTCTCGTGAAATTGAGGGCAGTGTCGATACCCTGAATGTTTGAGACTTCCAATCTGCCAACCCGCAACGTGGCATTCTTAATATCTAAGGTACCCACTGGTGATTCTATAGACATTTAATATATCGGGAGAGAATTATTAAATGTGAGTGAAGGCGGGGAAAGACAACTCCTACGGAGTTGGGGCTTCGGGCCATATGGGGTTAAATGGATCTGTCATTATAGAAGGGAAATCTCTGAGTAAACGTCTATAGTTTACCCATTCTGTGCGCTTTTCGTCTGACATACTCATTTTAATGTCGCTTAATTGTGATATATCAGATTTTTGTAAAAGTTCATTTCTTTTTATTCTTATAAACTTCATTTCATGCTTGGTTTTTTCTTCCCACTTTTCATCATTTCTGACTACCTGAGGTGTTCCATCCTCGCCACGAACAACATCAACACATTCATAATGCAAAGGTGGTAAAATTTCAACATGTACCCAATCGTCATCTTGGTCTAATACTCGTTCGTAAGAATACCAATTTTTTATTTCGAGTGTTTCCGCATCGTATGCTATGTAATAGGGCATTCTATATTATTAGTAAAACAAAATATATTTAAGTGGTTAACGGGTTTATCATGTAATTACCCTGTACAGAACCCGTATCACAAGTAAGTCTAATATACCCGGGTCTTCGCGACGAAGACACAAATGTGAAAAATCCAGAACCCTGATACTTGGCAGAACCGACACCGGCGTGACAACCTACAGACTCAAACATAAAATGATGTCGTGAAGTACCACCACCACTAGAAGTCGATACGTTATTATAATAGGGTTGAGCCAGTATTATCTTTGCATAGTAAACGGGAGCATTCGTTTCTCGTTTCGCTGTTAAATAAGCTGTACCGCTGTGATAGCCGAACGCATTGTCGTATATTCTAAAAGAACTAGGCTCTGATACACCTACAACTGAAATACCTGTATTATCTTGACACCCCGAAATGTAAAATGCTCCGTGGTTGGTTCCCGTAAATCCAAACACCATATGAATTTCCCAGCCAATTGTTGGTGGATCGGTACTGCCATACTCAAGACTACCTGGTAAATAGAACGTACCACTGCCACTGAAAGTGCCACTTCTACTACCAGCGAATTGGTATAATCTTGTTTTACCGTTGACATCCAATTTATAACTCGGACTCGGCGTCCCAATGCCGACGTACCCACCATCCGGCTGCAGGGCCAGGACATTTCTACTTTCGCCACCGTGTGTACCGGGGTTGGACGCGGTTAAAGCACGGCTGTCGATCGTTGTCTGTAATGCGACGGTTTCACTGCCATATGTGGTAGATCTCGAGTTAATGTGAAGGAGACCGTCGTTACCGAATGTGGATGTGTAACCGCCATTCACACGGAAAGAACCGGCTACATCTAACTTGTACCCAGGATTCGTCGTCCCGATGCCGACGTTGCCGCCAGCGGGGTTCAAGAGTAACGGTCGCGCTGTGCTGGGGGTGTCCCATATGTTTTGTATGTAAGCATAAGGGTTATTACCACTATTACCTGATGTATCTGTACCAAGCATACCAATACATAGAGCGTCGGCATTTTCAGCGTATCCAGATATTCTGATAGTCGCATTGGAAAATAAATCATTCACCGTTGCGGCTGTAGTTATACCTTTCACTGCCTTGATGTCTAACTGTGATAGAGGATTATTCGTCCCGATGCCGACGTTGCCGCCGAATATTTTTGGTGCCGAATTAAGTGTTGGTGCGGTGAGAGCTGAATTACTCCCCGCGTCGGTTCGTGTCAAAGAACCCAAGGAACTGGTGAACCCACCTATGAATATTTTAAGATTTAGACGACACACTACATTTTGTAGGTATCCCGCTTGGGGTTGGTACTTCATCGTGAAAGTGCCTGCGGCCAACCCACTCGTTCCCACAATGTATGTCTCGAAAGCGGTCGCATTCTCACCTTCGAACACCGTCATGTTAAAGGTGCCCGTGTGGTAATTTGTAATGATACCTTTCACACGCGCCATCCGTTCCGAACTAGAATTGGCCGCAACTTGTATGACCTCGGCTTCGACTAACATTTCACCTCTAGCACTCCCACCAGTCACGGGTATGGTGAATGTCTGATTGTTATTTGATGTCCAGCTATCTTGGTATCTGTATTCGTATGCGTGCCTTAAAGTGGTACCGTCGATTTCGAGAGATTTAGTTGGACTCGTCGTCCCGATGCCGACGTTGCCATCTTTATCGATAACCGCAGACAGATTTGTCGTACCACCCCCGTTTTTTTGATAAAACCCATACCCACCTTGTCCTTTGTTGTCAAATATGATTTGTTCAGTAGATGGGGTGAATTGCAATGCAAAAACATTCGAACTCCGTGTCTGTAAAAACAGTCCAGCGCGAGTGTCGCCACTCGCGCTAGCATTTTCAATTTTTAGTTGCGTCCCCCCTGTTTCACTACTGTAAATGTGAACATTATCTTCTGGACTCGCCGTCCCGATGCCGACGTTGCCGACGTTAGTGATGACCATTTTAGAATCGGCAATAGTAACATCATCGTAATTACTGTCGGTGTTATGGCAAAAGTGTAAATCTTGTTTACACCATGAAGCTGGGGCAACATTCGAAGACAAAATCGCACACTTTCGCTGACTGGTATGGGATCCGTTAAAGTAGATAATAGAATCGCCCGCATTTCCTTGTGCCTGAATGTGAACTTCGGCATCTCCGGAATCCGCTACGACATTTAACTTGTGAGCCGGACTCGTCGTCCCTATGCCGACGTTGCCTGACGATCGGTATATATCAGAACCATTGGCTGTCCAGTTACTGAAAACTGCGTCTGTGCCATTTATTTTCAAAGTAGACCCAGTCGAAAGGTTTATGTCCCCATCTACGTCGAGTGTGTATGATGGATTTGACATCCCGATACCTACCCGACTCGTCGATGTGT